AAAATATCTTGTGCTTCAAGTAAAGGCTTTCGTTCTTCACGAAGTCTGTCTTTAGTAATAACTTTAGCTTTAGTTATATCTACTGTTATGCCCATGTCCATGCACCTCTAAATGCTCTATCTGATGGTACTACACTATCTTCTACTATTTCGTAGTTAGCTCCTGCTGGTACATCTTTAGCAGCTAGTTCTTCCATAGTGTGAGTTAATAAATACTCAGGTGCAGGAACAATAACTGCTACTCCACCATCACCTGTTTCATATATTATTCTCATTTTATTTCTCCTTATCTAACAATAGCAAAAAAAACGTGTGGATTATCTTGTGAGTTATATCCACCCGTCACCCCACTCTGTATTACTACTGAAGTCGTTAAAACCGAGGACGATTGCACTTGCATTACGCCATGATTATCCGTTGGACCAGCACCGCCAGTTAACGCAGAGTAATTAACATCAGGCATAGCAGTTGTAAAGTTAACCCTGTAATAACCCACTCCATTATCTGTAATACTAGACACATTTCCACTATCTCTTATTGCTACTGTACCAGTACCATTAAAATTAACCCAAGCACGACACCCATACGCTGTAACAACAGACCCATACCCTGAGTTAAATTTTAAGTTACCAGAGGTATCTATTGTAGCTTTAGTAGACCCTGCTGATTGAAGGTCAATCTGACCACTAGTATCAGAGGTTAGTTTTAAACCATCACTTGTATCTGCATTAATAATTGTAGCCATTACTTATCCTATGGTTTTGGATTATCTGTTTTAACTTTAGCTATTGCAGTTGCCCAAGTAGTTGTACCATTAACACTATCCCAATATTGCATATCTAGTTGGTCTTGTACTGATGGGTATTCTGTTGCTCTTAATTTTTTGTAAGCATTAGCAGCTTGTTCTGTTTCTAATCTTAAAGTTTCGTCATCTATTAGTTGTTGTTCTGCTTCTGTTGGTAACCTTTCAACTCTATTTTCAACTATAAAGTTTTGTCCATTGCGATTAGAGTATCCACCAAATAAATTAGTCATTGCTTGTTCTATCATGCTGAAATCTCCACAACTTGTAGTTCTGATATACCACTTTCATAAGCATTAGCACCTGCACTTCCTTGCGCTCTATTAGTATATAAAGTTTCACTAGCATCAGATGTTGCAACTAAAGTGTAAGTAATAGCTGACCCAACAGTGCTTCCTGTGCTATCTACAGTTTGTAAATACATAATTTCTGGTGTTGAGCTAAAGTTATTTGCTGCACCATAATTTATACATGGCATTGATAAACCATGCCACGCATTATTGCTAGTAGTGTTTATTCTAGTTCCATCTCTTTGTAAATTAAAAACAACATCTTGAGGGTTGTTTACTTCTCCAAACCATCTAACACTAATAATAAATTTACTTCCAGACCCTAAAGGAGTAATAGATATATCAAAGTCTGTACCAGAACCAATTTGAGAATCCGTTGCATTAATTGTTTGTGAACCTTGAGTTGATACTACTTTATTTACTGTTTGTAAAACTGTTTGAGTAGCTGTCGTTACAGCAGTACCACCAGAATCACCACTAATTATTGTAGCCATATTATAATACCACCCATCTTTGTCCACTTGGTACTGTTACTGTTACACCACTTGCAATAGTCATTGGGCTAACACTCATACCATTAGTGTCAGTAGTTAAAGTATAGTCAGCAGTTATCTCGTTACTGTTCTCGTATATTGCACCACCTGCTGATGCACCACCGCCTATAGCACCCCAAGCACTTCCATCATATCCTTCAAAAGAACCTGTAGTAGAATTAAACCTAATGTATCCTGCTGCTGGTGAACCATCTCTTTGTGCTGTAGTACCACTAGGTAATAAACCTGCACCTGTACTAGAAGTTTTAGTTACAGTAGTTACTAGTGGAGAGGCATCATCTGCCTTAGTTCCTTGTGCTGCTGTTGCGTAATCTGTACTTGCTGTAGTTGCAGCAGTTCCCAAACCTAATGTAGTTCTAGCTGTACTTGCATCTGCATCATCTATTAGTGTACCACCAAAAGTAGACACTGCTGACGCTGCTACATAATCTGTACTAGCAGTTGTAGCTGCTGTTCCTAAACCTAAGTTAGTTCTTGCAGTTCCAGCATTATCTAAATCTGATAGATTGTTTGCTTTGAGTGCTGCTGATAAAAGAGTGTTAGCTGCGTCTGTTGCAGAGTTGGCTGCTTCTGTAGCACTTGTAGCTGCGTTTGTTTCACTTGTACTTGCTGCACTAGCAGAGTTACTAGCATTGGTTGCTTGTGTTGAAGCTGTGCTTGCTGAAGTAGCTGCATTAGTAGCAGATGTACTAGCTTCAGAAGCCTTAGTTGTTGCTGTTGTTGCAGATGTAGCTGCATTTGTTGCTTTAGTAGTAGATGTAGAAGCACTGCTTGCTGCATTTGTTTCAGCAGTTTCTGCATTAGTTTCTGCTGTTTCAGCATTTGTTTCTGAGGTTGCTGCTGCAGAGGCTGAACTTGCTGCTGCAGTAGCTGAATTAGAAGCGTTAGTCGCTTGTGTACTTGCATTACTTGCAGATGTACTTGCATTACTTGCAGAGGTAGAAGCACCAGAAGCAGAAGATGCTGCTGAAGATGCTGAGTTACTTGCATTTGTTTCTGATGTACTAGCATTACTAGCTGATGTACTGGCTGATGTTGCACTTGATGCTGCTGATTCAGCAGAAGTTGCTGCTGCATTAGCTTTTTCTGTAACAGAGTTAATTGTTACATCAGTGTTTGCATCACCTGCTCCACCATCACCACGAAATATTGCCATCTTGTACTCACTATATAATATTAAATAAAAAGCAGCCCCCGAAGGGGCTACCCATCTATCTTAGTTCCTAGTTTTTAGGTACAGAGATAACTAGACCACTTTCAGGTCTAACTGTTTTAACACCATATAGAGTGTCAGCAGTCATCAAATCACCCAAATACTCTTGCTTGTATTGAGTTTGTGTACGAACACCGATTTGTTCTGCTAGTACCATTGCATCTTTCTGAGCCATGATAGCACCAATAGTATCAACAGCAGATGCTGAGTTGTCAGCAGCAGTTTCAACTACAGGTAGGTTGTTAGACACATAAATGTCAACACCATACAGGCTACCGATTTGACCATTAACAACACCTCTGTTATCTACGAAGTCAGAAGATTGATAGCGGTCAATGCCCATGATAGTAGTACGAACACTTGGTGGGATAACTAAGAATCTTCCGTCCATAGGAACATCATTATCGTCAAGTTGTTGTACTGCTTCTCTGAAGGCTAAGTCAGTAAACAAGTCAGTTGCAGCTACAGTATCAACTGCATAAGCAGCCAATCCATTAGCAGCATCAATGTAAAAACTGTTAGAGTGAACAAAGTCAGAACCTGACCCATTGTCATCTCCAAAAGTTTTAGCTAACAAGCCTATGTCAGAATCTAATTGTGTTGCTAAAGCATATCCAGCATCTTCGGTGTAGAAACTACGAAGTGAAGGTTGTGCTTGAACATCAACAATATCTTCAATTAAGCGTGAGTATTCAAAGTGCTTGTTAATTGCTACTTGCACTTCAGACTCAGTTGCTGCAATCAAAGTTACTTCTGTGTTTGCTGCTTTAGCAGAAGCTGCACCACGAGTAGGTTTAGGGATATGAATTGTATCTCCCTTCTTTCCACTGTGATTCATTTTGTTAATTAAGTTCGCGAGAACCAAATTTTTCTTATAGCCAGCGATAATCTCATCAGACCAAATCTCTGGTATAAAAGTAGCCGCTGTAGTAGTGGTTACTTGATTAGTACCTAATCCCATTTTACTATTCCTTTTAGTTTAAGTTTATTTTACCCTCCCTTCAGCATAAGCCTTGTCAAACAAATCAACATTCGCTTGATACTTCTGGGGGTCGTTAATCATTAAATTAACTATCTCAGAACGCCTATAGATTTTTCTGGACATTGGTTCACCTGAACCTTTGCCACCTGTAGATGCTGCTTTAACCTGTAGCTTACGATCTTTCTCGTTAAGACTTTCAGTCTTTTCGACCACTCCCTTGATCTCTTTCCAATTAGAAAGAAGTTCATCAGCAGCATTAAAGTCGTATTTATCAGCTCTTTGAAATAACTCAGTACGAACAGCAGATGATTTAATCCAATCTACAAAGTTTTCGTTTTTAATGATCTCTTCATAGTCTGGGTGTTTTTCACCAATTTGTTTTAGAATTGTTTGCTGTTGTTGCTTAGCAAGCATTTCTTTCATCTGAACTATTGTTTCACTGTTTTCTACAGCTTTACTAACAGAACCTTTAGGATCATCATAAAAATCTAATTCAGGTTCTTCTTCTTTTGTGGGGCTGTTGGCATCTTCATTAAGTTTAGCCTTGAGCAAGTCATCAACTGATTTACGGAGATCGCCTACTTCTGAACTTTGTTTACCCAGTAGCTTTTCAGCTTCCTGGTGCATACGAACAATATCTTCCAGCGATTTATCTTTGTACTTATCTGGTATATCAGATGTTGTTTCTTTTGCTTCTGTTTCAGTTTCGTTAGCTTTCTGTTCTGGTTCCTCTGTGGGTTTTTCCATCTCTTCAGAAAGTGATACAAGTTCTTCGTTTTCTTCTAAATTAACTTCTTGGTTGTCAAGGGTATTTATTGTTCTAGCCATTTAATGATCTCCGTACCTTTAGGTATTATGGAATTAAGTTATACTTGAGCAGCCTTCTCATGTTCTTTCGCCCATCTGTCAGTATGAATACTTAACTTTAAACGAACAGGAGAGATTAGCCGCTTGCTTGGTTCACCACAAACAGAACATATTGCTTCCTTTACATCAGGTT